TCCCGGCTTTTTAGGTGCTACATATTCACCACTAATTGTTGATTACAATGGAACGATTAGAAATTTACAATCAGTTGCAGACTATCAAACCATACAAAAAAGATTAGAGTTTCTATCTGTAGTAGAGAATAAATTCATTCAGGAAAAACGTGGAGAATTAGCAGCCGATCATGCTAAAATGCTAAATAAAACTGTTGATTTAATGTTTGGTCCACATACTCAAGTCTTTAATATAAATAAAGAACCACAAAATATTCGTGAACGATATGGTAATACTTCATTTGGTAGAGGATGCTTGATGGCTAGAAGATTAGCCGAAATAGGGGTTCCATTTATTGAAGTTGATTTTGGTGGATGGGATAATCATATGGATATTTTCAAAACTCTACCAGAAAAATTATCTCAAATGGATACAAGCATGAGTGCCTTAATAGAGGATCTAGATACTAGAGGTCTATTAGATACTACATCCATAATATGGATGGGAGAGTTTGGCAGAACTCCAGATATTAATAAAAATGCTGGCAGAGATCATTGGGCAAGAAGTTGGAGTGCTGTTGTTGGTGGAGGCAAATTAACAAAAGGAATAATAGTAGGAGAAACAGATGAGGTTGGAAAAAAGATTATCACAGAACCGTATTCATCCGAAGATTTAATGGCAACAATATTAAAAAGTTTAGATATATCTTTGGAAACCACATTTACTTCAAAGAACGGACGACCAATAAAAATTGCTAATAATGGTAAAATTATTAGAGAATTAGTATAATGCTTAGAAAAATTTGCACATATTGTGGCAAAAGGAAAAATAGAAAATCTTTTCCTAAGCATTGTCATTTTAAAGATAATCTAGATAAGAGATGTCGATCTTGTGTTAAAAAACACGCTAAGATTAGACATAAATTACATAAATTAGCACCGCCAAAGCCATTACATTGCGAATGTTGTGGTAAGATTCCATCGGAATGGAGATTAGACCACGATCATGATGATCATAGTTTTAGGGGCTGGACATGCGATAGGTGTAATACCGGGATAGGAAAACTAGGAGATAACTTAGAAGGTATTATTAAGGCTGCCAACTATTTGATAATGTCTAAAAATAGAAGAAAACAAGATGCAATTAATAAAAAAATGGAATAGACATTTAAAAGAAAATAATATGACATATTTTGAGCATATGTTTTTTGCATCAACATATGGTTTTATTGCACTATTATCTGGATTATATCTATTAGTACATGCTATACTACCATGTTTTTTTCAGGATACAGGATCTAATCTTATTAAAAAACTTAATAAAGTTTTTTCAAAATGAAAACCCTTGGTATAATCACATATCCTAGAACTGGATCTAATTGGCTCGGAGATATATTATATGGCAATAATTCTTTATACATGGCGGAATTATTTTGTCGTGATTATTTAGAATTTTTTAGAAAAATTTCTGATCTATTAGTAGTTTCAAATATAGAAGATGATATTATTAAAACTTTCAATCAAATATATGATAGGAATAATTTTTGGATAAATAGAGAAATACATAATAATTTATCTATATTTTATAGGAATAAAAAAATCTATAGTATGGATTTGCTAGACGCTTTTAAAAGACAAGCCTATAAATTAAACAAAAACTTTATATTTAAATTTTTTTTTGAGCATGAAACTACAGATATTCCTTTGGAAAAGATAATAGATTCTTGTGATATTATTATTGTTAATTATAGAAAAAATCTAGTACATTCTTATATAAGCTTAAAAAAAGCAATCATAGACGATCAGTGGTCAAATACATTAGATAATAATTTTAAACTTTTGGATACTCAAGTAATCTGGAATAAAATAGAATTTTTACAATATAAATATAATATAGTTTCTAATTTAGAAAAAACAATAAATATTCTTAACAGAAAAAATAAAGACTATATTAAAATATGTTATGAAGATTTACATTCATTAAATTTATTAGATAAAAAACAATACATACAAAAAATATTACCAAATTTTATTCTTAAAGATACAGAAACTTTTTTAAAACAAACTTTCGATCCTGACGCTCACATTAAAAGTATCTCTAATTTAGACCATTATTTAGATGATATAAAATTAATTGATTACGAGTACAATCTTTAAAGACTCGTTGACAGGATGCCGATACTGTGGTATAGTAGTAGGACACAGGAGATTTTTTAAATGACTCACGATTTTAATTATGTTTTGGGAATGGTTCGTGATCTTAGGGCCACAAGTAGTACTATTGATAAGGTGGGTATTATTGAGGACTATTGTAATCATAGTTCTGAGGCTGCAAATTTTGCCAAGAAGATTCTTCTTTACACCTATCATCCTCTTTGGCAGTATAATGTCACAAGTGATAATCTCAAGAAGAAATCTAAACTTCGCGGAAAAGAATATAAGAATTTCTTCGTTTTGCTTGATGATCTAAAGAGTCGTAAGATTACTGGTCACGATGCTATTGGTGCAGTAAATACCTTTATTGATAGTTATCCATATTTTGATGAACTCATTCATTGTATCATTGATAAAGATTTGAAAACCCGTGCTGGTGATAAGATTATTAATAAGGCTATTCCTGACCATATTCCAGAGTTTAGTGTTGCTTTGGCAGATAAATATGATCCAAATATTGTAGATTGGAAGGATGGATGGTATGTTAGTCGCAAAATTGACGGGGCTAGATGTATCGCTATTGTTGATAGTAATGGCGACACTACTTTCTATTCCCGTACAGGAAAAGAATTTGATACTCTTGGTGTTGTTGCTGGTGGGATTAAGGCTTTGGGTATTACTAATGTAGTTTTTGATGGAGAGTTGTGTCTTGTTGATGATAATGGTAATGAAGATTTTCAAGGAATTATGAAGCAACTTAAAAAGAAGGATCATACTATTTCAAATCCTTCGTATAAGATTTTTGATATGATTAGTCATGATGAATTCTATAGTAAGAAGGGAAATCCCAGCAATACATACTCTTATCGCTATAAAAGCTTATGTTATCAAATGAGAGACAATGAATGTCCATGTCTCTCTGTTCTGGATCAAGAATTTATTGCGGATGATGAGCATTTTGCTGAATGGATAGAAAAAGCAAAAGAATATGGTTGGGAGGGTTTAATGCTTCGTGCTGATGAACCATATAAAGGCAAGCGAAGCAAAGACCTTCTCAAGTTTAAAAGTTTTTTTGACGATGAATACGAAGTGGTAGATGTAGAAATGGGACCATTTCGATATGTAAAAGATAGTAAGGAAACTGAAGAAAATATGCTTAGTTGTGTTACTATTAAACATAAGGGTTACAATGTTCGTGTAGGATCTGGTTTTAGTATTGAACAAAGACAAGATTTTTACAAGAATCCTAACAAAATTCTTGGTAAAGTTATAACTGTACAGTATTTTGAAGAAAGCAAGAACCAAGATGGTGGTTTGAGTTTGCGTTTTCCAACTTTTAAAGTTTTACATGGATTGTCTCGAACAATATAAATAAAGAGATTTAAAAAATGAAAAGTAAATTATCACTAGGATTGCTATTATGTTTTTTAACAAATATTTCATTTGCTAATGATGTATGGGTTCCTTATATACCAGCACCCGTACCAGTTTTAACCCAACCTGTAGTAGAGGTTCCATTAATACCATCTGTAACTTATTCTACTATGTTAAGACCCGTTAGCATAACTTATGGTTGGGTTCCTTATACTATTAACAAGCCAATTGTAGTAGAAAAAAGGTGTTTGTTTTGTAGATATAGTTATATAATTTATCAGCCCTCAATAGAGTGGGTTTACCAACCGATATACAGATGATGGTCTTGACAACGATAGTTAGATAACGTATAATTCAAACATTGGCATAGCACTATTGGAGCAAACATGGAAACTACAGAAAAGAAAACAACGTATTGTAGGAGTAAGGCTGATGAATTTTTTGCAAACTTTCCTAGAGAAAAGACTGTATCATATAAGGAATACTGGGAAAGTGTACGCCCACAGAATACCTGTGATATTTTTAGGCGTTATTTATTTGCTTA